TAAAAATATAGGAGCAGTCCCTCCGAAAGCATTGATTAGCGCTAGAGCTAGCGGAGATATCTCAAGAGTTAGGTCTCAAGCGTCTAAAGAAACCATTTCACCCTTACTCTCGAACGAAAAATTAAAAAGCTCACTAAGTACAGTACGGTCAGAAATGGCCCCAAGCCCTTTTGTTAACCCTTCGAGATTAAAAGAGTTACAGGAGGTTCCAACTTGGACGAGCGGCAGGGAAGAGCGGGATGCCGAAATCTCTCAATTAATGCATATCCAGGAGGAAGACCAAAAAAGAATAAATAAACTCAAAGAGCAAGAATCTAAAATAAATAAACTTCTTGAGTTGAGCGGCGCCGAAAGAAAGAAAATAGTGGAGGGGGCTTTGTTGGATGCAGAAGAGGATGTCTCTGGTAAGGAAAAAATCCTAAATCTGGCAAAAAAAATTAACGAAGAGGAGGGTAGATCTTTAAAAAATCAACTTCCCGGCGGATTTTCAAAGGGTTTTAGGCAGTCAAAAAAGGATTCAATTAATAGGCTTGACTTTTTTGATGAAAACTTAACTAGAGAAATGACCGACAATTTTAGAAACGGCCTTGTTGACGGTATGCAAGCAGCAATAAATAAAGCCGATGACTTGAGCGATGTTATGAATAATATTGCAATGAATTTTCTTGGAGCAATTCAACAAGCTTATCTTGGTAAAGCCGCCGATGCAATCGTTGGAGCTTTACCGTTTTCTAGCGGAGGAGGAGTAAGAAAATATTCTAAAGGAGGCGGAGTTCCTGCAATGGTAACTAATGGCGAATATGTAATGGGTCGCGACGCTGTGAAGAAATACGGTGGCGGATTTATGCATAGATTAAACGCAGGCGGAAAACTTCCAGGTTATTCAACTGGAGGTAAGCCAGACGAGCCTCAGCCAGGATCCGCTCTTGCTGCAAACTTTGGAGGAGGAGAAGGTTACAACACAGGAAGAAGATATCAATCTCAAGCAATGTCTGGGTTTTTCTATAGCGGACAATCTGGAAACCTAGGACTTCAAGAGGATACTCAATATACAAAAGGAATCATTCAAGAAAGAATGAGAAAAGAGGCTGAGAAAAAAGCCAAAAAAAGAGCTTTAATGCAAATGCTCGTAGGTACCGCTCTGAGTGTTGGAATTGGAAGTATGGTTTCCTCTGGCCTTGAGGGCCTTGCTGAATCTGGAGCACTAGGAGAAAAATCAATGCTTGATTCTTGGGGCAAATCTTCTGGCATAGACTCAGCCGCAGTAAATCAAACAATGCTAGAAACCGGCATGTCAAGAACTGAGGCGATGAGCATAAATCAACCCTTTGAAAACGACTTTGATTTTGGCTCAATCGTTAAAGACAATTACAGCCCTTTTAGCCCAACGTCTATCCAGGAGTCAAGAGCTGTTTATAGAGGAGGAAAAATAAATGGTTATGCCAACGGCGGCCACATAGCTGGCAAGTCTGGCATCGATCAAATTCCCGCAATGCTCAGCGAAGGAGAATATGTAATTCGAGCAAGTAGCGCTCGACAACTTGGCAAGCCAATGCTCGACCGAATAAATGCAGGAAAATTTAATGATGGTGGAGCAGTGACCCCCTTAACAGAAAACTCAGAAACTGGAACTTCTGGCGGAAATACAAATAATATTAATATAACGGTTAATATGGACAAGGGAAGTGGGAAATCAGAGAAAAAGGATGATAAAGCAGGAGCCAATCCAAAAGACTCGTCAGAAGATCAAGAAAAAAGCACGCAGTTGGCGGAAAAAGTAAAACAACAAGTTATTTCTGTGATAATGGACGAGCAGCGACCAGGAGGCTTGTTGAGTGACTGATCATGACTTTCTCAAATTATGAACAAACTATAGTTGTAAACAATACCGCTCTTTCTGGAGTAGTAAATGTTAATGGAAGTTACGGAATAACAGAAAAGCCAATCAAGGTTGCTGGTGTAGGATTTATAGATGCTTTCGTTAACGCTCCGCTGGAAGGTAATTTTTCGATTTCAAGAAAAATGGTGAGCAGGGATCCTATACTGGATCTGAATGTAGTCGGGCAGTACGCTTACGACGAAAATGAAATAAGTGGATCAATCTTATACGACAATAACACGAAAGGTTTTGGGTTTACAAAAGGAAGAATTACTCGTTATTCAGTCAACTGTACAGTGGGCGATCTTCCTGATATTGAAACTGATATCACTGTATTTGGGGATCTAGGAAGCGGAATATTAATTCAAGAAGCTACCAAGCCTCATCCACCTATACAATTTACTGACCAGGCCAGTATTTCAATAAACGTAAGCGATTTTTCAACAGACGCAGTAACAGATTTCAGCTTTAGTCGAGCTTTAAATTTGCAACCAATGTATGCAATTCCAAAAGGCACCGAAGCCGAATGGTATGCCGACAGCAAAACCACTTACGAAAATCATGATCCAATACAAATCGATACAATTTATCCAATCGAAACGGATATTAATTTTACAATGATTGTAAATGAATACGAAGTAAGACAAACCAAAGATCGTCTCAGAGCGGCTCCAGAAAGCGATGTCGTTATTCAAATAAAAGATTCTAAAACAAAAGAAGTTATTAATGCTTTTACTGGCGTTAAGGCTAGGTTAATAAGCGAATCTATAACATCCTCGGTCGAAGGAGAAATGAGTATATCTTTAACTTATAAATCATATGAGACCCTTCATAATCCAGTAATATGAGCAAGCCTTTTTTAAGATTTGAAGATGGTAAGATTTCTTTGGGAGGCAAGGACCTAATGGTTCAGTCTGCTAATTTATCAATAACCCCAACTCTAGAACCAGAAAGAGTATACGGAGACCTTGATCTCTCGATAGTCGGAGCGAAAACCGAGTTTGTTAATTTTGCAGCTACCGCAGGTCTTCGCGGCAAGCTTGATATTTCTTTTGTAATTACTGCTGAATTTTTTAAACAAAATAATATTATTAATTCTATTGATAGATTGTTTGAAATAAAAGACGGTATGAGTGAAAATCCTATTGATGGAAATATAGTTGGTCGTTATTTATTTGATAATATGTATTTAACTAATTTTAGTTTTAGTATAGCTCCTTTTCAAGTTATACAAGCTAATGCAAGTTATGATATATATGGTACAATATTAAAAACAGTAGATAGAAGGTTTCAAGAATTAAATATTGATCCTGCTCATGGACTTAAATCATTTGGAGAAATAAAAGCAAGCAATACAAATATGGACACCGCAAATAAAAAACAATTTGAGGTATCTAAATTAAATTATAATATAATAGTGGGAAGGAAGGTACATAATCATATAAAAGACGGCGAACATACCTCTATTAATACAACCGCGAATGGAGTGGTTCCTACTCGCGTATCAATTGAAAATATTGAAGCCGAGATGAATATAGAATCAAACGATATGGTAAGAAATTTAAATCCAGACGGAAATTATCAATCAGGAACAACTCCCGAAGGCTTAAGCGACTCTACTATACAGGCTTTTTTGTACAGCTTGCAGGGAGAAAAGATCGCTAATTTCTCTTGTTCTGGAAGGATACACGGTCAGTCAATTTCAATATCAGAGGGCTCGCATGCGATGGGCTCAGTGTCTGTAAAGCAGATAATTAAATAATCATGACAATCTCCGCTCCAGCCTCGGACGCTTCTGAAGGAAGAATGGGAAACCTTGTTAATTATAGCGGGGTTTTTCAAACAGGGCAAAATTACGAACAATTTGATTTTGTTTATGCTACGGGTGATGGATTGTATTATTACGCAAAGCAAAATATGGTTTTTGGCGGCGGAGTCTCTGTCTCAGACGATCAAAGATTTACATTGCTTCCTCACGAGGTGGCAGCTAATTCTCATTATATTATTGATGAGTTTAATAGGCCCGACGATCTAAACGCAACATTTAGCCCTGGAAATATAATAAATATAGCTGGGTCTACTGGGTCTAGCGATGGAACTTATTCTATATTAAATATAGAAAAAAATTATACAAGTACCACCGTTCAAGGTTTAACTGGTGCAGCAATAAAAATAAAAGGGACATCTGAGACTAGTTTTATAGAAAATTACGAACCTTCGTCTGCTAATGTTCTAACAATCTCAACAATCAATGCGTATCCTGAATCTAATCCAGATTTGTGGACAAGCGATAAGTTTTTTTACGACGCAGATTATGGATCAACAGTTAATTTTAAGGCAAATAATATAAAGCATGAGTATGGTAATGGTTATTATATTCTGCAGCCAAAAGGCATAAATGCATTAACGTTTGAGGTTAATTTAAAATTCGACAACAGAACAAATAAAGAAGCTAATTCTATAATACATTTTGTAGAAAACCATTTGGGGCAATTAGAGGTTGACGCCTCCTCTCCTAATCTTAAATATAAACAAGGAATATCAGGGTTTCGATGGGACGGAAACGCGATGTTTAATCCTTATCGATCGACAGAAAATGAAGCTAAGACTTTTTATTGCTCAGAATTTAATCATGCTTTAAGTTTTGAGAACAGCAATAATATAAGTTTAAAGCTCAGAAACTTGGATACTTCTTCATTGAGGAAATCCGAGCAGTTGTTCATAAGGAAAGCAGAAACGTTTGACCCGACAATGGTTTACGAAAAAAATGATGTAGCTTTTTATACTGGAAACCATTCATACTATTATTGGCACAGCGATTCAAGTACCAGTAATAAAGTTCCTTCTGAGATAACTACGGGTTTTAATGGCAGGCTTGATTACAAGAAAGATTTACATACAGGTTACTGGACTCGCGATTTCTTTTGGAAGCCATCTTTAGGACTAAGCGTTGATCAAAAGCCAAGAATGAACGAAATAGAACTAGGAGGATACCTTCAGATTTATAACGACGGCATAAATGAAAGCCTTTTAAATTTGGACTTACAGTTCAACAATAGAGATGATGAGGAAGCTTACGCTATACTTCATTTCCTTGAGCAAAGACTAGGGTACAAACCTTTTAATTTTACGCCTCCCGCCCCATACAATAGAAAGCAAAACTTTGTGTGTCAGGAGTGGAGCCACACTTATAATTACAAAAATAATCATAGCATATCTGCTCGATTCGAGCAGTTTCCATTTAATATAGATGAGCAGGATTTTACCAATTTAGACACTCCTCCAGAATTGGCAGAGGGAGAATTGATATTCACCTCTCCGTTGTCGTTTTCGATCAAGGACCAAGGAGAACAAATAATTCCCGGAGAAAAAGGAAAGGGCAGGGTTAAATTGATGAATATAGGAGATAAGCCCTTGACGTTAATTAGTGCAGAAGCGATAGAGAGAGACATTGGGACTTTTTCTATTATAGGGCAGGGCGGAGGCGCAAACGTTCCTTTTGTTGGCGAAGGCCTTGATAGAGAAGATTACATATATAGCCTTCCGTCTGCCGGTTTTCCTTTTGGTCTAAACGGCAAAACAATAAAACTAAGCAAGTCTTATACACCTGGCGTTAGTGACGGCGGGCAGATGTTTACGGTGGTCACGGGTTCCCCTGGTAACTACAGATCCGAAATAGTTAATTCAGTTCCAAACACTTTTTTTCAAAACAACAGAGGACAAATAAAATCCGGAGTAAATGAGCCGTTTAATACTGCATACAGGGAGTGCGGTAAATTTGCGATTGAGAATTTCTTTATCAATAATCAAAAGACCACAATCGAGGCAGGAGAGGAAGGCTATATTGATATTGAGTTTTATGGAATAAATAACTCGGACGTAAATGTTTCGTTGATCGATGGATTTACAGACGAGATAATAGACAATAATTCAGACGTTATTCTTGTTGGTCTTGTAAATAAATACTATTTTGGAGATTTATATATAAGAAGCTCTGCTTCAAGCGATCTTCAACAAGGTGAGTTGAAAATATTCGTCGCAGCAGAAAAATAATTATGGCAAAATCAGAATCAAATTTTAATAAGCAATTAATTTCAATCACTCCCGATTCGGTCGTGGATATGTACGAAATCGATTTTAGCAATCTTCAGTCAAACTTTGAAATGCTTAAGGATTTACACGGAGTTAATCTGGGCGCAGATGCTATATATAGGTTTTGCCCCATGAAGAATTCAAGCAACCCTGTTTATTGGCAGGGGAATGCCTATCAACCTTTACCTGTAAAAATGGAGGGTTTTGAGAGTCAGTCAGACGGAAGGCTTCCAAGGCCAACAATTTCAATAGCTAACCCCGAGGGGCTTTTATCTAAAATTATTAGATCTAATAAAGATTTCGCCAATTGCAAGGTTACCAGGAAGAGAACTTTTGTTAAATTTCTTGATGATGAAAACTTTCAAAATAGGAATTTAAACGAATCAGGAAAGAATCCTTTTGGCGAATCCGATCCGAACTCACACTTTCCTGATGATATATTTTTTATAAACAAGAAAACAATAGAAAACAAAAATGTAATTACTTTTGAACTTGTGTCTTCATTAGAGCTTCAAGGATCAAGTGTTCCAGCAAGAATAGTAATGCCGTCTCACTGCTCTTGGATGTATAGATGCTCTATTGGTTGTGGGTACAAAGGCCTAGCTATAGAAGATAGCGAAGGCAGAGATCTAACTCAGAAATATGCCCATAACAATTACGGCAATGGATTAGACGATATTCCCAAGTGGAGCAAGCATGGGTTTTTGGATAACGAGCTAGTTCCTGGCGGATACGACTCTGGCTCATTGGTTAAAATAATTCCACAAAGCTCGGCTGACCCTTATAAATCTACGCCCGTTGTTTTTTTATGTATAAAAACCCACGCTATTGCATCCGATCATATACCGTTTTTTGACAATAATCACTGGGTAAAAGACGAATGTCAGAAAACAATAGACTCTTGCAAGAAAAGATTCTCTGAGTCTCATTTGGATTCTTTGGGCGGGTCTAGGAATATCACCGATTATAACAAAATAAACATAACTCATAAAGGATTAAGGTTTGGAGGTTTCCCGGGCACAGAAAGATATCCAGCTGCATAAAACTATACTCGAACAGGTTAAGACTTATTGCTTGCGGTCTTTAACTGAGGAGAGTTGCGGATTGATCGTTGAGTCTACTTCAGGCCTAAAGGTTTTGCCTTGCAAAAACGAAAGCCCTTTTCCTGAGCATCATTTTATGATTAATTTAAATATTTTTATAGAAAATAAAGTTTTATATGTTTATCATTCTCATGTGAATTGCTCAGTAAATCCATCTATTACAGATAAGTTATATTCTGATGAATTATGTATCCCGTTTTTGATCTATAGCATTAGGGATGATGAATTTGGTATATATGGCAATATAAGTGTATAGTTATTTAAGGTTTAAGGTTAAATGAAAACAGTATATTTATATGGAAAGCTTGGAAAGCGCTTTGGTAGAAAGTGGACCTTGAACGCGGACTCAGCTGTGGAGGTTTTTGCCGCTATAGATGCTAATAAAGAGGGGTTTCTTGAGTATCTTGCCAAAAGTCAATCGGGCGGTATTGATTATGCTGTTTTAAATAAATCTCCGACCGATATTTCATCAAAAAAAGAATTAAAAAACCATATGATCTCCGAGTCTATGGTTGAGATAAGGGACAAGAAGCAAGAAATGCATATTGTTCCTGCGCCACAAGGCAATGCGGCAGTTATAATGTCAGTTTTATTTGTTGGCGGCAAAGTTGCGGGCGGATTAACTCTTGTTGGTAAAATAGTTGTAGCCGTTGCTGTGTCTTTTGTTGTTGGGGCGATAATGAAAGCGTTATTTAAGCCACCCGAAAGAAAAACCCCTACAACAACAAAATCTTATTTGCTCAAGGGAATAGCTAATAGGCAAAGTCAAGGCGTTGCAGTACCTTTAGGTTATGGAAGATTAAAAATAGGTTCAACAAATATATCTCAACACAAACTCTCAAAAAGAAAAAACGTCCCAGGAAAGCCTCATGTTTTAGAGTCTTATACCGAGATAGAGTTTTTGGATTTATTGAGTGAAGGTCCGATAGCTGGACTTTGTGATCAAAATGGGAACTTAATAAACCTTAGTCGTTCTGGCATTATTGAGAGACTAGTGCAGAAGGTCTTGGGTTACGACCTTCGGGAGGGTATTTTTTTAAACAATGTGCCTGTTGTGAATACCCCAATAAGCGAAGCCGAGACTGGAACTGCGAATTATATACTCAATGAAAATGGCGAGGCTCCTGTGATCAAAACAGGAGAAGAAAAAGACACTTTGATTATTTCAGATTTTAATTGTTTTGTTGTTGATCATTCCGTGTTGTTATATGGAGCCGGACCCTACACAAAAAACGAGGGGGGAGCCGAGCATAGGCCTGATGTAGAAAGCGCAAAGAAAAACGGAGCCAAAATAGCAGCTCATTTTGTGGCAAACAAAAACGTTAACAAAATTCGAATTGAAATGAACACAACTTTGTCGATACAGAACGATGACGGTAGTAATCAGGAAAACAATGTTCAATTTGCAATATTAATGGAAAAGGACTATGTCGAGCACAATGTCTTGTCTCCAGGTTCTGGTTGTATAGTTAAGTTTGATGATTCATTGAGCGGAGCCGTAACCACCGACGAAAGCAATAGGTTTATTGTTACGGGCCTCTGCACTTCGCTGTATGCTTTTGATATTATTATTGAATTTGATCGACCAAAAATAAGCTCTAAGGGTATAACTTTTAAATTAATAAAGTTAAGTAATGAATATGATCCCTCGGTAAAAGGAGCGTTAGGGGGAATAGGTAGAGACAGAAGTTTAAAGTTATCTTCCGTTGCTGAATACGTAGAAGAGCCTTTGCTTTATCCTTATAGCGCCATCGTCAAACTCAAATTTGACAGTAAGAATTTTTCAAATTTACCCGATAGGTCTTATCATGCGAAGTTAAAGAAAGTTTTAATTCCTTCGAATTATGATCCAATCTCAAAGCATTATGACGGGCCTTGGGATGGATTGTTTAAGGGGCAGCCGGATTCTCTTTCGTCCATACATTCTGTAACCGATGAAGACAAGTATTGGACGGATAATCCTGCTTGGGTTTTTTATGATTTATTATCTAATGCTAGATATGGGGTTGGGAAGTACGGTCTATATGAAGAATATATCGATCGATGGCAGCTGTATAGAATATCAAAATACTGCGACGAATTGGTTAGAACCGATTACGAAATAGAAACCTCTTCTGGTTCTCCTATAAATTTTAACTCGGTGGTTGAGCCGAATAGCAAACTAGACTCTTTTAGCATAACTATAGACCAAGCATCATATAGCTCCGATAATTTTATCAAAGATTTTGGAACAGGAAACCAATTCAAGGGGAAAAAGATAGCTTTTTTCGTTCCATCAAGAAACCAGGACATCTCGGCTTTGACGGGAACAAATAAAAGCGAAGCCGTACAGCAATTGCAATCAAGAGCCACTCAGTTATCTGGCGAAATCAAAATAGAACAGAGAGACATTATATCAAGCAATCCGAATAAAAGTGGAGGAGGCACTGTCATTGTCTCGGGTCCAGATTTAAGCGGTTTGAGTGCATCGTTTCAAGAGGGAGCTTCTATCAAGACGATTGGTGGTTGCGCGGTTCAAATCAATCATGCTATAGTCGAGCCAAGATTTACTTCTAACTTGTATATAACTGATGAAATGGAAGCTCTTCAGCTTATTAACAATATGGCGTCTGTATTTAGGGGGATTATTACTTTTTATAATGGAAAAATAATGGCGATTCAAGATTCATATAAGAATCCTATTCAATTATTTAATAATTCAAACGTAAGTCAAGATGGTTTTTCGTACTCTGGGGTAAGTAAGGATCAAAAAATAACAAGCTCTATCGTTAGATATAACAATAAAGATGATAGCTTTAAGCCTGCAACCGCTCAAGAAGAAGATAAGAACGCAGTTAGAACTTTTGGTTTCAAAGAAAAGGAGACTCTTGGTTTTGGGGTAACATCCTCCAGTCAAGCAAGAAGACTCGCCAAGTGGGTTCTGTTTACCACCCAACTAGAAACAGAAACTGTTTCTTTTGAGACTTCTGTCGAGGCTTCATATTTATATCCCGGATCAATTTTCGAAGTTTCTGATGAAATGAGGGTGGGTAAGTCAAAGAGCGGAAGGGTTTTGGATATAAAATTTTATACAAAACAATATGAATTTGAGCAGTCTGGTCAGGATAGAGTTTTGAAAAAATCTTTTGATGTATATAGCCCATATATTTTGTTAGATAAGCATATGGTTGATGAGCCGTTCGTATCTATGGTCGAATTGACAGTATGTACTGGTCTAGCTAATTCTACGGAAGAGAAAATAAACTTAAGAGCTCCTTTTGAGCGCTCCTCTCTTGATCAGGATGCCGAAATAGAGTCTGTTTTAGTTCCTCAGGTAATTAAATTTGAATGCTCTATTGGTTACAACTCGGAGGTAACAAAAAAAGGGCCCCAGGGACAAAATGTAATAGCGAGAGGCTTTTCTTTAAAAATTCCTTTTGAGCTGTCTTTGTCAGACAATACGTTCTCAATATTTAATCACGGCTTTGTCGACGGAGATAGAGTTAGATTTACAACAGAGGGATCTCTTCCTTCTGGGATTAGCATGAGTAGAAGAGGTAGCACCGCTTATTATGTAAAAGATTCAACAAAACACACTTTCAAAATAAGCTATTCTGCAGGAGGGGATGAGGTAAATGTTTCAAGCCAAGGTTTAGATTCTCTTGGAAACGATGGAGGCTTGCATTATATATGCCCGGAGGATCAAGAAAAAACAAAAGAGGCTTTGACTAAAATAATGATCGGCTCATCTTGGAGCGCAAAGGGCGTGATGGCTGCGAAAACAGACAAAGAGCTCGAACAGGCGGTCGTAGATAAGTTAGAGTTAAAGTCTAACGAAGACACGAAGAAGTTTCCAGGGTGGAAGATCTCAGACTGGCTTGGTTGGGTTCGCGTTTTTGGCAATGATTGGGCGTATGTCACGCAGTTCGGTTGGATATATCTTGGACAGTTAAGAAAGTCTTCAGGAAACGATGGTTTTTGGTTTTACACCTCGTCATCAAAGGGAAGCTCTTCTAACGGTTGGGTATGGACCAACGATTCGCTTAAAGATACCTTTTGGTTTTTTTATTCATTATATTCTGAATCCAGTACCGCAAGTGGGTGGGTTATACCTTATTACGATGATAGAAATAGCGTGTGCGAGTTTTTTGTTTACGACTCTGACGCTTCAAGGTCGGTGGGAGATAGCTATACTTTAAACAATGTTGAATACATTATTGTTCAAAAGTCTTTTGGAGTCTCGGGTTATTTTATTAGGCATCCGAATATTATAAATCAAATAGTAGGCACTCCAAGATCCAACCTAACAAATTCTTCTCCTTCGGATCTGGGGGGCTTAACGCTTAACCAAAGAAGAGAAACTTTGACCGGGTCGGGCTATTACAAGGAAGTAGATATAAATTCTTTTGATTATTTAAGCGCAGCTTCTTCGCTGCAAGCAAAGGAATCCATAAGAATAAACCTTAGCGAAACTCACACAGAGGTCATACAGGATGGGCAAGAAGTATTTGTTGAAGATGTAATAGATTCTTCTGGGGATTTTGATGATTATGTAAATGTTGTTTATGTGTACGATAATGTAGATAAAAGGTGGACGACGTCCGTTAATCCTTGGCGGTTAATAAAAATAAATGATTATCAATTTGAATTAGAAAATTCTTCCGCTATTGTTTCTAGGCTGAGCTCTGCAAGCATAACATCCTTTGGGAAAATCAATTTCATCCCTCCCCCTGTTTCCGAGGTTGAAAGATCCTTGCAGGGGCAACTTTTTAGAACAATGAGTGTAAAAGAAAAATCTCATAACAAGTATGAAGTTGTTGGTCTTGAATATAATCAATCTAAATTTGACGCAGTCGACAAGCAAACTGTCGTCAGGCAACCAGTTATGCCTATACCCCCTCAAGCGGACATGAGAATTCCAGAAGCTCCTGACACTTTGATATTAACCGATTTAACGATATAAGAAATGCTATCTACCGCAATAGGAATTCAGTTTGATGTAAACGATCTCAAGGCTAATTACGAGGTCATTGGCTCGTCCGACAATTACTCATTTCAATACAACCTAGGGAAAGGGAGTAAGCTTGTAGATTTTGAAGGAGAAACCGCGCAGAAGACCATATCGCTGAATGGTAATTACGGTACATTTTCAATCAGAATATTTGCAGTAAGCGAGGTAGGCATTCGTTCTGAATTTATTGAGGAAAAAATATCGATTAGCCCACCGTTATTTGATGATACTTTTACCTTTTCTGAAATCAAAGTTTCAAATCTTCCAGAAGATTCAAACATAGGAAGCACTATCGAAATAGAACCTTCTGAGAGCGGTAATTTATTAGCAGTTAATTCTGAGTATATTAATAGAAATGTCGAAATAGAATGGAGACTATCTCCCCCTCCAGGCCACGCGAAGGAAGGAAGGTCGTTGGGCAACGAACTGCTCAGCGATAAGCTTTTAAGAGACTTTTCTCTGCAAATAAGAAACACAGAAAATGGCGATGTAATCTCTGATACACAATTGAATAGCTCGGTAGCTCTTCAGTCAACTCTCAATACCGCATCGGTATCTGATATGATGGACGCTTATACGGGTTTTTCTTTTATAGTGTCAAATGACACAATAACAGAATTAAATCTAGACAGAACTCTTGCGCTAGAGGTTGTCTCTAACGACGCGTTTGGTCGCCAAGCAACTGGAGTGTTAACTGGAATAAATTATTTACCTACAGTTGACTCATTAAGCTATAATTTAAGGGGGGCAAAAATGTCTTTTAGTTGGTCCTCTCAAGATACCGATTTTTATGCAGCTCAAATCTCATCTCTCGCTATTCCTGGCGACGAAGAAATATACGATCCTTATAACCTTCAACAAAGCATAGATCATTACGAAAGCCTGAGCAGGGCCCCTATTTGGGAAAAGCACAATAATTATAGAGTCGGAGATAAAGTCGTTCACAATTCAATTGTATTTGAATGTATACAAAATTACATATATTCCAGCTTTCCAGATGTAAATACAAGCGACACTAGCTACTGGACAAATATAGGGCCAGTAATAGATCATTCTTTTACTCAAGAAAATATAACAGAAAATAATAAAGAATTTAATCAAACATGGGGGTATAATTATTATTATTCTTTTGTGCCTATTGATGGTTATGGTACAGGAGTAAGAACCAATCTAACTGAAACAGGTTTACATCCAGGAGGTGCGCTGAATCCTTTTAAGTCTGATGTAAAAATAGATAATTTAAATTTTATAGAAAGAGATGATGATTTAATTTTTCGTTGGAATGTAACTGATCAGGATAATAATTTAGTAGATTTAAATCAATATAAATTTTTAGTTGGGTCTACTGATAAACCTTCTATTCTTGGAATAAGTGGATCTTTATATGATAGTGATACAAATTTATTTCTAACTGGAATAACTGAAGGTTTAAATTCTAGAACTTCTGTTACTGAAAATGGAGTTGAAAGTATATCCGAAGATCTTCCTGGCACAAAAGTTTTTGAAACTTATGAATATACAAGAGAAATAAATAATTCAATTTATAAAGTAGGAGGTTTTCCTGCGCATCAAGATTTTTCTTATTCTGGTCAGTATAATAATGGTGACCATGTAATATTTGAAAACTCATTATACAGAGCTACAAGCGAAACGGCTTTAAGCTCCGATAAGTTGATGACCCCTCTTGTCTCGCCTTGGAGTCCTGGTATAAATTATTTATTCAGAACCGGCCTTCATCACTCTGATAGTTTCTCTTATGCTAGC